ACTACACACAAACAACATAAAAGGAGATAACGTGCCAACAACGATCATCACGGGTCGCGATTTAGTGTTGACGATCGCGACCGTTAACTACGACGCACAGGCGACCAGTGCGGTGCTTGCGAACTCACCAACAGTTGAGACTTACCAAACACTTGACGGCAAGGCTTACAAGCACATTGATGACCAGTGGTCATTCGACGTTTCTATGCTTGCAGACTGGGGCGCAACTGGTTCACTATGCGAGGCGCTATGGACTGCTTGTGAAACTGCACCAAACACAACATTGGCTGCATCACTTACTGCTGCAACAGGCGCAGTTTTTGCATTCAACGTCATGCCAGTATTTCCAGCAGTCGGCGGTTCAGCACCTGATGCGCAAACCGTTGATCTATCATTCGTAGTGGTTGGAACACCAACCGAAACATTCAGTTAAAAACAACTAATCGGGAGAAAAAATGAAACTGCCAATCACAATTGAATACAACGACGGGAACCAAATTACCTACACGGCTGCACCGCCAGAGTGGGTCAAATGGGAAAAGCACACGGGAAACACAATCTCCCAGGCACAAGAGAAAATCGGAATTTCCGATCTTGTCTTTCTTGCCTATCACGCCATGAAGCGAGAAGCAGCTGGTAAGCCAGTCAAGCCAATCGAAGTGTGGACGGAGACAATTTCCGAAGTGATCGTCGGTGAAGCAAACCCAAAAGTCACAGAGTCGGAAGCCTAAGTCGAATCGTTTGGGAAGTAGCCCTGGCAACGGGGCTACCGCCCAGCGAGTTTGAATCAGCCGAGGACATTCTGACGGTTATCGAAATCTTAGAAAGGCGGGCAAATGGCTAAGGAAGCAATTTCCTATGACAAAGCCGAATTGCGCGCCATTGTTCGATCATTCAAAGCAATGGACGAAGAAGCATTGACGCAAGCCAAACAAGCAACAAGCGAGTTGGCAACATACGTTCAGGGCAAAATTAAGGCAACGGCGTCAAGCCGTACTCGCAACCTGGTTGACAATCGCGTCGCCGACGGTTCAAAGGTTTCTAAGTCATCAAAGATCGGTGAAATTTCATTTGGTTTTGCTGGGCAGAAATTAAGCGGTGGGGCAACAACCCAACAAATTTGGGGCGGCGTCGAATTCGGTTCAAATAAGTACAAGCAATTCCCAGTGTGGTCAGGTCGAGAAGGTCGAGGGTCACGCGGTTGGTTTATCTATCCAACACTTCGAAGCGCACAACCTGAAATTATCAAACGCTGGGAAGAATCGTTTTCAAAGATTGTTAAGGAGTATAACTAATGGCTGGTAGTCGTACCCTTAAACTTTCGATTCTTGGCGACGTTGACAATCTGAACAAATCGCTGAAAACTGCCACAAAGGACGTTGAAACTTTCGGCGACAAAATGGGCAAGGTCGGCAAAATGGTTGGCGCGGCATTTGTTGCCGCAGCCGCAGCCGCTGGCGCTTATGCCGTCAAAATAGGCATTGAAGGCGTCAAAGCCGCCATTGAAGACGAGAAGGCACAGACACAGTTGGCGCTGGCGTTGGAGAACGCTACGGGCGCGACAAAGGCACAAATTGCAGCCACCGAACAATCAATTCTTCAAATGTCACTTGCCACGGGTGTGGCTGATGATCAACTGCGCCCAGCGCTCGGACGCCTAGTTCGATCAACTGGCGACATAACAAAGGCACAAGATTTACTTTCAACCGCCCTGGACATTTCAACGGCAACAGGAAAGCCACTTGAAACAGTTGCCAACGCATTGGGTAAGGCGTACGACGGCAACACCGCTTCCCTGGGCAAACTGGGCATTGGGCTTTCAGCTGCTGAATTGAAAACAATGAACTTCACGCAAGTTCAAGGCAAACTTTCAGACTTATTTGGTGGGGCTGCTGCACGCAACGCCGATACCTACGCGGGACGAATCGCACGCATGCAAGTTGCATTCGACGAAGCCAAAGAAACAATCGGTTTTGCGTTGTTGCCAATTCTTGAAAAAATGATTCGTTTTATTAACGACAACGCATTGCCAATCATCAACGCATTCTCAGGTGCGTTTAGCCTTAACGGCAACGGGCTTGGCGGGGTTATCACAACATTAGGCAACATCATTGTGAATACTTTCACGCCGATCATAAATGGTTTGCTGAAGGCGTTCGGATACATCAAAGACGCAATCGGTGACAACTTAGACACATTCAAAGAATTCGGCGGATATATAGCAACCTATCTTGCACCCGTGATTGGCACAGTACTTGGCGGGGCGTTGCAGGTCGCTGGCAAAATTGCGGGCGGTGTCATTGACGTCATTGCAGGCGTCGTCAAGATTTTGAACGGTTTAATTTCCGGGGCGGTTGCTGGAATCAATGCGTTGATTTCTGCCTATAACGCAATTCCATTTTTGCCGAACGTTGGAAAGATAACGACGCCAACGGTAAGCGTGCCGTCAATTAAGACACCAACGGTTTCAACTGCCGTTCCAAAAATTCCAACGATTTCAACACCGACAAGCACAGGGTCAACTGGTGGCAGTACTGGTGGCGTTGCAACTGCTGCAAAAGTTGCTGCTTCCGCTTCAGCGGGTATCACCGCGGGTTCAAATTTCAACCCAGGTTCTTTCCGAATGGGTGAAGAAAAAGACCGCGCTGGCACAACGATCAATCTGACCGTGACTGGTGCGTTTGATAAAGAAGGTACTGCCCGCACAATTGTTGACACGTTGAACAATTCCTACTATCGCGGCACAGGCGGCGCAACCAACCTGCAAATAGCATGACGCAGTGGAATCCAATTTGGAAAGTTGAAATTGACGGCGTCGCGTACACGAACGCGGTTTTGGCTAACCTTGCAATTCGCAGTGGGCGCAGTAACATTTATGAGCAGGCGCAAGCAGGTTATGCCAACATTCAGTTGATTGACCTTGATCAATCTACAATTCCAGTTTCAATAAATAGCAGCATTTCAATCGAAGTGCAGGATACGTCAGGTACATACGTTCCCATTTTCGGCGGTAGCGTCGTGGACATTGTCGTTGAAGTGCGCGACGTAGGTTCGACGACATTTACGCAGACTTATTCGATCACGGCATTGGGTGCATTATCAAGACTTCAAAAAGCCTTGACCGACGGCGTTTTGTCCAAAGATTTTGACGGTAATCAAATTTTGTCATTGCTGACTGACTTGCTGGTCAACAACTGGAATGAAGTACCAGCTGCGCTGACGTGGGCGGCGTATGACCCAACCGTCACATGGGCAAATGCTGAAAACACTGGGTTGGGCGAAATTGACACACCAGGCGAATACGAATTGCAGGCACGGTCATCAGAAAGAACCAACGTCTATTCATTGGTTTCAGCATTGGCAACTTCAGGGCTTGGCTACATTTACGAAAACGCGCAGGGGCAAATTTCCTATGCTGACGCAACGCACCGCAGTCAGTACCTATCGGCAAATGGCTACGTTGATCTAACTGCCAACCAGGCACGCGCAGCAGGTTTGCGGGTTGAAACCCGTGCGGGCGACGTACGAAACCACATTACGATTCAATATAAAAACAGCCAGGAAACCAGCGCAAGCGACCCGACTTCGATTTCAACTTATGGCAATCTCGGTCAGATTATTTCAACAACCCTTGAAAACACAGTTGACGCTGAATACCAGGCTGATTTCTATTTGACCCTTAGAAAAGACCCACAAGCCATTTTCAGCGAAATTACGTTCGACCTAACAAACCCTGAAGTGGACGATTCGGATCGCGACAATTTGCTGAATGTGTTTATGGGGCAACCCGTGGCGATCAATGACCTACCCGCCAACATGGGTTCAATTTTCCAGGGCTTCGTCGAGGGCTGGTCATTCCAGGCTGGATACAACACGCTTTCAGTTTCATTGATTGTTTCACCAACGGCGTACTCATTGCAGGCATTGCAGTGGGACGAAATCTTGAACACTTTCACCTGGTCAAGCGTGTCGCCGACACTTGACTGGGCGCGTGCAACAATTGTCACTTGATAAGGAGAAAACATGACAAACCCAACCAGTAATTTCGGGTGGCAAATGCCCACTTCGACGGACTTGGTCACAGACCTTCCTGCCGATTTTGAAACATTTGGACAAGCCGTTGACACATCATTGGCAGACCTTAAAGGTGGAACAACTGGACAGGTTTTGGCTAAGGCGTCAAACACAAATATGGACTTCACTTGGGTCGCACAAGACGATTCAAATGCAATTCAAAACGCAATTGTTGACGCTAAGGGCGATCTGATTGCAGCTAGTGCAAACGACACACCTGCACGCCTAGCAGTAGGCAACAACGGCGAAACGCTCGTAGCAGATAGTTCCACCGCGACAGGCTTGCGCTGGAACACAAAGCCGTCAGGCAACAAAATCCTAAACTCAGATTTTTCAATTTGGCAACGTGGAACATCTTTTTCATCTATCGCTGCAAACGCTTATGGTCCA